TCAGATGGCGTCCTTTAGCGAAGACGAGCTGTCCGCACTGGGCGTGGAGACGCAGAGTTGGGTGACAGGCGATGAAGGGGCCGGACGGGCCGTCCGTGTGGCCGAATATTACCGCCTGGAACGCACACCACGCACCCGCGTCCTGCTTGATGACGGATCGGACAGCTTTGACGACGAGATCCCCGAGGGGCGCAGTCTGCGCGAGGGCGACGAGGCGCGGAGCACCGAGGAAGAGGTGCCTATCCTCTATTGGTCCGTCATTAACGCCATTGAGGAACTCGAACCCGCCCAAACCCAGGATGGTCGGTATATTCCGATTATTCCGGTGGTGGGGCGCGAACTCATTCCGTTCGAGAGCCAGCGCCGCTGGGTCGGCATGATCGAGCCGAATATGGATGCGGTGCGCCTCCTGAATTACAGCGCCAGTAGCGCCGTGGAGATGGCGAGCCTGGAGACGAAAGCGCCGTATACGATGGTCGAGGGCCAGGAAGAGGGCCACGAGCAGGAATGGCAACTCGCCAATGTCCGCAACTTCCCGTATCTGCGCTATCGCAACGTCTCCCTGAATGGCACGCCCGCGCCACCGCCGCAGCGCACGCAGGTCGATACGTCCCGCCTGGGACCGTCCATGCTGCTCTTGCAGCAAGCTCGCGAGTTTATTCACGAGGGCACGGGCGCGTATGAGAGCGCCTTGGGGCAGCAGGCGACCAATGCCAAGAGTGGGCGGGCCGTTCGCGCACTCCAGGACCAACACCAAGCCGGTTCCAGCCACTTCATCGACAACCTCGCCTCCATCAGCCTGACCTACGAAGCGAAGGTCATTCTGGACCTGATTCCGTTTATTTACGACCGTCCAGGCCGCATTGCGCGGCTGCTCGATGCAGAAGACAACCCGAAGACGGTGATGCTCAACGCGCCCTTCACGATGGACGGCCAGACGAAGCGTCCACAACGCATGGGAGCGCAGCGGCCCAATGGGATGCCACCGGGTGCTCAGGCAGGAGGCCCACCGCCGATGCCGCCGCCCCCGCCGGGGATGCCACCGGGTCTGCCTGGGATGCCCCCGATGCCACCGGGCATGGATGGGATGCCGCCGGGGATGCCGGGGATGCCGCCCGGTGGTCCACAGGGTGCGCCGCCAGAGCCGACATCGAAGGTCTACGAATACGACCTCAAGAAGGGGCGCTACGGCATTAGTGTCAGTATCGGGAAGTCGTATAAGAGCCGGTCGGAGGAGGGCGCAGACGAATTAGGCAACCTCTTCCAGGCGCAGCCACAGCTCTTCCCGATTCTGGGCGATATTTACCTGAAGTTCCGCGACTTCCCAGGACATCTGGAAGCGGCGGCGCGTGTGAAGAAGCTGCTCCCGCCGCCCTTGCAGGAGGAGACGGGACAGCCGACACCAGAGCAGCTCCAACAGCAGCTCCAAGAGGCGGGGAAGATGGTGGAGCAACTCACGCAGGCGCTCGACCAGAAGACGCAGGAAGCCGAAGCGAAGCTGCCAGAACTCCAGATGGACGCGCAGCGTGCGACGGCTGACCGCGAGGCGAAGCTCCAGATCGAGCGGATGCGGAATGAGACGCAATTGGCCGTGGCGACGATGAAGGTGCAGGCCGATGAAGCGGCGGCGATCTTCGCGGTCGAAGTCGGGCGCGTCGGCACCGACTCGAAGCATCGCTTTGACGCGGTGAAGCAGGCCGCCGATCAGCATCACCAGCAGCAGTTGGCCTTACAGGGCGTGATGGCGAAACAGGAGCAGGCCGAGCAGGCGGCGATCCCGCCTGGTGCGGCGCTCCCTGGTCAGCCGCCCGGTGCGCCACCGCCTGGTCCACTCCCAATGGGCGGTCCTCCGGTTGATCCAAATATGGGGATGGCCCCCGAGGGTCCACCCGTAGGACCGCCGCCACTACCACCCCTCCCGCCGGAGGGCGTCTAATGGAGAATCAAAACACGCTTGGACATCTCTTGCGGATGAGAAAGCGCCCAGGTGGCTCGAATGCCGGGAAATATCCCACGGTGAAGGCATTTGCTGGCCCAGCCGGTGGCGCACCGAAAGGCACCTTTCCGATCAATACGCGGAAGCGAGCCGTGTCGGCCCTGGCCTTGGCGCACAATGCCCCGAAACCAGCAGGTATCCGACGCGCTGTGAAGGCAAAGTATCCGAGTCTGTAAATGCCACCCAAGAAGCCGCAGCCGCAAGGCACGATTGGGAATGTGCTGGCGCAATAATGACCCATGCGTGTTCCGCATGTGTTATTAGTGCTATATTAGGAAATTAGATGGACACAGACGCTGGGCAAGTGACTGACGGCGACATCACGATTGATAGCAACCACGAGACGGTTGAGCAGATCCAGGCGGCTATCGTGGATGATGCCCCTGATGTCGTCGAGGCGTCTCCATCTGACGATGCTTCGGACGAGACATCAAGCCAGGAAGCGCCAATAGAGGCTGATACGGCTACTCCTCCAAAGCCTAAGCGGAGGAGCGATCCCACGCAGGCGGTCAAGTCGGCGGTGGCAAAGCAGCGTCAAGCGGAGCGTCGAGCCGAAGCCGCTGAAGCTCAGATGCAAGCGATGGTCACGCCGGTAACGACTGAACCCACACCTGGCGGTGGCGATTGGGCGCGGTTTAAGCAGATCCCAGGCGTCCCCACGGTGGACCAATTCTCTGCCTATGAAGACTATTCGATGGCGATGTCGGCGTTTGTGGCCGATGTGCGCCACCACGAGCGGGATGCCGAGCGTGCCTCCTCGTATCAGGCGCACCAGCAACAGCAGTCCCAGGACGCGCAAACCGCCGCATGGAATGGACGACTCAGCGAAGCACGGGCGCAGAACCCTGACTTTGACAGCACGTTGAAGCCGGATACGCCCATGTCGCTGCCCATGCAACATCTCGCGATGGAAAGCCCCCAGGGGATAGAGATTCTCCAGTGGCTTTCCGATAATCCAAACGAATCTCAGCGCATCTCCACGCTGCACCCGGCAGAAACCTACCGGGAAATGGGGAAGATCGAAGCCCGACTCGAAGCTGCTCCTCCGCGTGCCTCAGCCCGAGCCGTTAGTAGCGCGAAATCCCCGATTAGGCCGCTCGGGACTTCGCCTCATATGTCCGATCAGCTTGAAATTACTGACGAGATGTCGTTTGACGAGCACTTTCGTCGAGCGAATGCGGCAGATCGAGCGACCGGACGGTTGTAAATCTTTCACAAAAGGATGTGACCCATGGCAAATACCCTTGCCACCCCGTCCTGGACGACCAAGGAAGTCGCACGCGGCTTTATTAACAAGCTCGTGTTTCTTGCGAACGTCAACCGGACCTACGACGATCAGTACGAAATTGCCGGTGCGAAAGTCGGCAATACGGTCAATGCGCGGCTCCCACAGCGGTTTACCGTGACGGACGGCCAAGCGTTGCAGCTCCAGAACCTCTACGACCAGACCGTCCCGATCTCGCTGACGAACCAGAAGAACGTGGCCTTCGGCTATTCGAGCCAGCAGGCGACGACTGAGCTGGACAATATCCGAGCGCGGTACGTCAATCCTGGGTCAGAGGCGCTGGCGAATGCCGCCGAAGTGCTGGCATTTAATGCCGTCTACCGGGACATCTACTCGTCTGTCGGCACCCCCGGCACCACGCCAACCACCACGCTGACCTATCTTCAGGCCGGTGTGAAGTTGACGGACCTCTCGACCCCGCTGCGGGGCCGCGTGGCGGTGTTGGACCCGCTGGCGATGAGCACGCTGGCGAACACCACCTCCTCACTCTTCAACCCCACAGCCGTCATCTCCGAGAACTACGAAGAGGGCATGTTTGGTCGGAAGCAGTTGGGCGTGGACAAGTGGCTGCAAGACCCGGTGCGACCGACGCACACGACTGGCACCTTCACGGCGTCCACTCCACTCGTCAACGGCGCAAGCCAGACGGGGAGCACCCTCAACACCAATGGCTGGGCGAGCGGGGCGGCCACACTCAACAAGGGCGACATTTTCACCGTCGCGGGTGTGAATTCCGTCAATCCGCTGTCGTATTCGTCCACGGGACGGTTGCAGCAGTTTGTTGTGACGGCGACCACCTCTGATGCGTCGGGCGCGATGGCGACGTTGCCGATCAGCCCGTCGATCATCACCTCTGGACAGCTTCAGACGGTGGATGCCTCCCCGGCTAATGACGCGGTGATCACCGTCCTGGGAGCCACGGCGGCAGCGAGTGGCACCTTGGCGACGACATCGAGTCCGCAGTCGTTTGTCTATCACCCCGACGCCTTCGCTTTCGTGATGGCTGACTTGATGAAGCCCGGTGCGGGCGCAGAGTCAACCACTGTGCGGAGCAAGTCGCTCGGATTTTCCATTCGGATGGTTGAGCAGTACCAGATCGGTACAGACCAGAATCCCAGCAGGCTGGACATTCTGATCGGCGCGGCCACCATTCAGGCGCGACTGGCTTCGCGGGTCTGGGGTTAATCATGGCACTGGCATATACCACACTCAGTTCTGCCGTAGCGGTCACGGACAATGAAATCGTCGTCGCCTCGGCCGCGTCGGTATCGGCGGGACGCTTGATCCTCGTCGATGGCGAGTTCATGCAGGTGCTCCAGAGTTACACCAGCGGCACGACCGTTGGTGTAACGCGGGGGCAGAATGGAAGAGTCACGGCGGCACACGCGGCCTCGGCTCTTGTTTCGCATG